CTCTCCAGATTCTTCAACTTGGACAAACAAAACAGATGACCAGAAGAAAAGAGCATTAATATCAGCTACAAGATGGATTGATACTTTAGTTTTTTATGGCGATAGATGTGATGAAAGTCAGGCACTTAAGTTTCCCAGAACTAATTATCAAGTTGATGGAGTTGAATTAGCTTGTACGACTATTCCAAATGGTATCAAATATGCACAATATGAATTAGCGAGAGCATTAGCAAATGATACAGATGCTATTACTGGTACTACTGGTAAAGATGGAAACTTTGAAGAAGTTAAGTTGGGAGATATTCAAGTTAAGTACAATACTGCAAGTCAGGGAACTGGATCTGTAAATAATATTCTTGACGTTTATCCATGGCTACAAAGTTATCTTGGAGCATATATGCTTGGTGGTGCTGGTAGTTTTCAACTTAGAGTGGTTAGAGGATAATGGCAGGTCAACTTGATTCACTATTAAAAAGTGTTGCTAAAGATGTTGTATCAACTCTTGGAACTTCATTAGATTCTTCTATTACTTATACCAAAAAAGCATCTGGCAGCTATAACACAAGTACAGGTGCATATACTACAACCGATACCAGTTACAGCATAAAAGTTCCGATTGAATTTATTAGATCGGAAGAAGATTTAGGAAAAGAAACTAGAGAATTTAAAACTTATATAACACCTGATCTTATTGGCGATAGCCAACCTGATTTTGATGATGAGATTACATTAACTTACGCAGGGTCAACTAGAGTGGCAAAAATAGTTAATATAAGTACATTACAAGGTGGGCAGACTTATCTGTTTACAATTATTGCGAGGTTCTAATGGCTAAATCAGATCCTAATGCTTTAAGTAATGCAATCGCATCTACAAGAAGAGAATATAATAGTCAGTTAAATAATTTAGTAAATAGGATTCTTACAGATTTACCTTCAGAAAGCCCTCAATATACTGGATTCTTTGCTTCTAGTTGGCAAGCGAACACATATAGACCTCATTCGGATGAAGAAAGAACTTCTCCGTGGACACAGGTAAAAAAAGATAGAGATAATGGAATTAAAACACCTCCAATTATTGAGCCAAGATACCCTCTTAATAAGAAATTTAAATTTGGAGATACAGTATTTGTTGGTAACAGAGCTGAATATGCAAGACAAGCATTAGGTTCTCCAAATAGTTCAATAATGACTTATGTAGAAACTATAGGCGAGGTTGTTGATTTTGTATTTGGTCAAACAAAACCAGATGTAAGGGTTGCTGATAGTCAAGTATTATATCAAGGTGTTCAAGCAGGAAGAAGTGCTCCAGCTTTAGGTTCAAAATATAGAAAATTATGAGCTTAGTTAACGCAAGAGCAGCTTTTGAAAAAGCAATTACTGATGCAGTTGCAGCAGCAGATAATACTGTGCTTATGATTTATGACAACGTAACTTATACAACACCTGGAAAAACTAAAAAATTTATAACAACTTCGATCACTTTTACTCAATCAACTTTACAAAATCAAGGTGCAGCATCAGATTATTATTCTGGTGCAATCCAATGTAATATTTATGTTCCAAAAGGTAAAGGTTCATCTGTAATGTCTGCATTAGGAGAAGCTGTAATAGATGGACTAACATCTATAAATGCTTCTGATTATTCAGATCCATTTTCTTGTTCTCCTAGAGTTGGAGAAGTAAATGGAATTATTCCTGTAGAGGTCGAAGATCGTTCACATTTTTTAGGAATTGTATCTTGTGCTTTTTTTGCTAATAGCTGATATACTTCTAATAGCTATACAATGACATGACTAAAGCAGTTGATCTTTTAAAAAATAAATTTGGTGTAAGCCAACTTTATAAGTATGAACTCAAAGATGAAAATGGAGAAGTTGTTTTAGAAATCTTTTGGCATCCGTTAACTATTGCTGAACGTGAGATGATTCAGAAAAAAAGTGGAACTGAAGATGCAAATGATTTTGCTTTACAACTAATGATTGAAAAAGCATTAGATAAGTCTGAACAAAGACTATTTCAAGATGGCGATAAGGCTTCTTTACGAAGAGAAGTAAATGCAAATACTTTACAGGAGATACAGTTAGCTATGCTTGAATCTGGATCTGAGAAGGAGGTAGATCAGGCAAAAGCCGATTTAAAAAGCTAATCCTGATTGGAGATTTATATATTCACTCGCAAATGAGTTAAAATTTACTGTTAATGAATTATGTAATAAATTAACTATTGAAGAAATGGTAGGTTGGGCTGCATTTTACGAATTAAAATATGAAGAAGAAAAGAAACAACAAGATCAGACACAAAGAAGAAGCGTTATACCCAAATCAAGGTAGAATAGGATATATGTTTTGCTAATAGGTCGAAATGGCAATTAAAACGATTGATCTTGTTATAAATACGAGTAAAGGCGAACAGAATGTAAAAAAATTACATCAGCTTGCAAAACAGGTAGAAAAAACATTTGGTAATTTAAATAAATTAAAGATAAATATAAAAACTGCACCAGTACAGAAAAAACTCTCAGCGTTAGAAAAAGAAATAAATAAAGGTAATAAAAAAATAGCATCTTTTCTTGGAACTGCAAATCCTGGAATGAGGGCTTTTGGAAATTCAATCGGAACAGCAAGAGATAATTTAGCTGCTGTTAGAAAAGCGTTTGATGCAGCCACAAATGCAACTGATAGACAAAATGGTGCAATTACTTTATTAGCTGGTAATTTTAGAAAACTTAATATGGAGGCTGTTGCTTTTGCTAAAGCAAGTGGAGCAGATCCATCTAAAACTATAGGAAATGTAAGTGCAAGGATAAAAGAAATACAAGGATTTCCTCGCACGATAATGGCAGGAAATGAAGCAATGACTTTGCTTAAACGTATGCAAGATATGACTATTGTAGGTTCAAAAGAATTTTTATTAGTTAGCAAAGCAATAGGAGAACAATTAAAAGTAAACGCAACAATACAAATGCAAGCGTCAAGGGCAGCAAAGCCTATGAAAGCTAATCAAGTATTTGCTACGCCAGAACAGATAAAGGCATTAGGAGGTAATAAACTTATTCCTCCAAGTATGAGATTGCCAGGAGCAGGAGAATCTAGTGGTAAGTTTGTTGAAATACAAAGTAAACCTATAGAAAAAGCTGTTAAGAATATACAAAAATCTTCAAATAAAACAGCAAATATTTTAAGCCAACAAAGTGCATTTGGTATGTTGCCACCAGCAGGAGGAACAACAAGTCCTATAAATGCAAGATTTTCAAGAGCTAATTTAGGTTTTGGTCGTAATGCTAACCCACAGGGTATATTTGCAATGCCAGGTGGAATGACAGGGAGATTAAAAGGTGCTGCTGGTAGTGCCATGATTGGTGGTGGTTTTCCTGCATTATTTGGTGCTGGTGGTGTTAGTTCTGTAATGGGTGGTATTGCTGGAGGTATTGGTGGAGCATTAGCACCTGGAGGAGGTTTTGCTGCTTCTATTGTTGCTACTGCTTTTGCTGCTCAAATAGAGAAGGCAATGGAACTAAGAAAGAGTTTGCGTAAGTTAAATGAAGAAGTTACCAGTATGGGGATAAGTTCTGAATTTTCGATGAAAAATATAAAAGCATTAGCACGGGAGTTTGATGTAACTAATGAAGAGGCTATTAAATTAGCATCTACTGTAAAAACTTTTGGAGAAAAAGAAGGATTAGGAATACTACAGGCTTTTGGATCTGTTGAGACATTTAGAACATTAGCAGGATTAAGAGATACTCAATCAGTTTTAAGTAAAATAGAAGAATTGCAAGGAGAAATTAGTGAACAAAAAAGGCAAGAATTATTAAATACACTAATGACTAAAGGTGCATTAAAAGCACAAAGTGATTTACAACAAGCAATATTAGAAAAAGGAGAAAAAGCGTTTATTAAAGCTGATAAAAGGCAAAAAGATGAAAAAAGCAAACAAAGAGCAGCTTCATCTACAGGCATGATGCTTGGTTTAAATAATTTAGTTAATGAAAGAACAGATCCTAATAAATTAAAACAACAATTTAATCAAGCAACTGAACCACAACGACAATTTTTACAAAATCAGATAGAACTAAATGAAAAATTAAAGTTTCTTGTTGAGTTTCAAGCTCCTACTGATGAGTTAAGAGAATTGTTAAATCCAATGAGACAAATTTTAGATTTAAGCACAGCAATAAGAGATGGTTTTGAAGAGTCGTTTAAAGGAATTATTAAAGGAACTATGAGTGTTCAAGATGCGTTTAGGAATATGTTTAATCGAATAGCAGATCATTTCTTGGATATGGCTGCAAGAGCTGCCGCTGTACAACTACAAAAAGGCTTCTTAAGTTTATTTACTAATTTGTTTAGTTTTGGCAATTTTACTAGAGATCCAATGAGAGCAACTCCAACCTTAACTCCTGAGCAACAAGTATCACGTTTTACTTTTGGAAGAGCAAATGGAGGTACTGTTAGAAGAGGTCAGCCATATATTGTTGGAGAAAGAGGAGCAGAAATGTTTATTCCAGATGCAGGTGGTCGAATAATTGCTAATCATAATCTTGGTGGCATGGGTGGTTCAACAAATATAGTTGTAAACGTAGATGCTTCTGGTTCTAATGTAGAAGGAGATGAAGATGAAGGTAGAGCATTAGGTATTGCATTATCAGC